ATATTTGGGATGTAATCGAATGGGGAGGAGAAGCTTTAGAGCTAATAGGAGCCGGATTACAGTACGAAGAATTAGTAGCTGAAGTCTGTGTTAAAGATCACAGAGCTCCTCTTCCGTGTAACCTACATTTATCCGATTCTGTTTCGTATAGAGGAAGCCCATTACAATTATGTGATGGTACATTCGGTGCAATCTCTACAACTTCTACAAGCACAGAGCAAAATATTATAGATGGTAAGCAGGTAGATAAGGCCAACTTTCCTCAGATGGGAAAAAATATGGGATCTCATGGAGATTGTTATTATATAAATGATAACTTTATTGTTACGTCATTTAGGGCTGGTTGTTTACTCTTAGCATTTAGAGGTATTAAAGTTGACCATGAAGGATTTCCAATGATACCTGATAATATAAGTTATAAGAAAGCTATAAAATCTTATATTACAATGATGCTTGATAGGATTAATTGGAGGAAAGGATCATCCCCTGAAGCTCATTATAGAGATAGCCAAAGAGATTGGGAATGGTATGTTAAGCAGGCAAGAGGCGCAGCTAATATGCCGAACTTAAATATGATGGAAAACATTAAAACTCAGTGGGTTAAATTAAAACCTAATATGACATCAGCAAGTACTTTCTATACAGATTTAAGTAGTCCCGAACGAAGATTAATAGGATAATGGCAGAACAGAATCAACCTCCAGTAAGTATAAATACTTTTGTTAAAGGTATGAACAAGGATACATCAAAATATGTATTATCTCCTGATCAATATTATGATGCTCATAATGTTAGGATAGTTGCTAATGATGCTATGGAGGGAGCAGCCCTAGTAAACATAGAGGGAAATGATTATGCAGTTTCTATACCTTGTAGTCCTGCAGTTCATAGTTTTACTTTAGATCCAGCTGCAATTTTAATAAATATAGCCTGGTCTTCAGTAGTAACTATTACTGTACAGATGCCTAATACTGTTGAGACTTGGAGTATTACAATGTCAGGTATAGGAGGCAATCCTGTAAATACCTTAGCAGATAAATTAAAAGATCCTATAGGAGCAGGATGGCTTTTGAATGGTGTAGCCTCTCCTAATGGTCCAAGTAAATTAAGAGATAGATCTCCTGGGTTCTTATGGATTTTTGATCCATCTTCAAAACGAATTGTAATCTGGGGTAAACCTAATTTAGTTTCACCAGAGCTACGAGACGTTACTCCATCAAATGTAGGTACGCCTGCTGTAAATCAAGTTGGGAATATAAGTATGACGGGGGGATATACCATAACAGATTCGTTAGCTTTCCCTCAATGCGATCTTGATGTTATTGGATTTACTACCTTAAGAGATAATATATATTTATTCACTACAAATTGGGATCCAGGTAAGGGTAAGATTTCAGAAGCTACCTTACAACTTCCCGGAGATAGTGGGCAGGTTTGGAGATTAAATATAGAAACAAATATAAATTCCGCTAGTGGGTATATCATATACTTAGAATGTATTTATGCAGCTAAGGCCTGTATTAATTTTACTAAACAGCATCCTATTGAAGCTATAGGAAGATATGAAAAAAAGGATATTCAAGGTGTATATTGGACAGATAATTTTAACCCTCCTAGAAAACTAAATGTAGCCAGTGAGACTTTGATGGCAACACCGTGTGCCTTCCTAGACCTAGCTCCTAAAACAGGCTTACAGATACCTATATTAAAAATAATAACTATTGGTGGATCTCTTGAGGCGGGGGTATATCAAATGACATATCGATATAAAAACTCAGAGGGATTAGTAACTGACTGGTCTCCTCTATCTAATTTAGTACCAATCTATGCTAGTGATGATACAAATCCTTTTTGTACAATACAAGGATCTCCTATAGATCCAGATACAAATATGGGGGACATAACATCGAAAGCTATTACATGGACATTAACTGGACTAGATACAACTTATGAACTTTTAGAATTAGCTGTAATATATAGAAGAGATAATATTGCTGCTAATTCTGATATATACTCATTCGCAGAATTAACAAATGGATTAGGAACTCTTGATGTAATATTCTCAGGATCAGAAGATAGGATACCTATTACCATGGAAGATTTTTTAACTGGGATAGGAACAACATTTGAAAGGGTTAAAACAATAGAATCAAAAGATAATAAATTATTCTTTGGTAATATAACTAACACTTCGTTTAATGTTGAATATGATGCGCGGGCTTTCAGATTTGATAGTGGGCGAGTAGCTATAATGGATTCTATATCAGATGCATCTGTACAACTTGATGGAACTAACTTACTGAATCCTGTTGCTCCATTTATGCCTATAGCTGATGTACCCATTAATCATGATTGTATAAATAGATTTAATGAAGAAAATCCTACAACTAACCCTAACTGGTTTACAAATGATCAGTATACATTCCAAGCAGATGGAACAACATTAGGGGGAGAAGGGGTTAATGTTAGTTATAAATTTACACTCCAAAAGCATTTCCAAGATACAGTAACTGAATATGGTGATTGGGTTAATGGATATATAAATGGTAATCCTGCAATGGGAAATGTACCTAATTGTACCGGATTTAATCCTGAACCTGTATCAGGATGTTTCATTACAGGAGGGAGTCCTATAAATACTGTAGAGAATGTAGGTATAATGGTTCAAAATTATCCTATGAATAATACTTTTGATAATTATAAATCTCCTTATCAGTGGAGTTTGTATGGGGGATACTCAAGAGGTGAGACTTATAGATTTGGTATTGTTTTTTATAATAATAAAGGACAAGCAAGTTTTGTAAATTGGATTGGAGATATTAAAATACCATTCTCTTATACAACTGGGTTAGGCCAACCTTTCGGTACATTCGCTATACATGACTGGCAACCGGCTCTAGGCTCTCCTGGGTTTACTTGGATGAGTGCTAACTATAGCTGGTTAGGAGAAATGCATACTAATAATATTGGAATTGAATTTTCAGTTAATTTAGATCCCGCAACTTCAGGAATAGATGTAGCAGCATTAGGTATTACAGGTTACTCTATTGTGAGAGTCGACAGACAAAGTAAAGATATGTCTCGTTTCGGTACCGGACTTTTAGGTACTGTAGATAGATTAATTATGCAAGAAGATCAGTGGGATGATATTGGGGCTGCAGGATGTACGAATTATTGGGGCGTAGGAAATGCGGGTAGTGTATTAATACCTTCAGCAGTTAGATTTGATTTTAATTGTGGGGGTGCTTCTTTACTTGCGATAGATGGGCTAGGCGGTGATAATTGTGAGTGTTATCCATATTGGCAAGCCTTCCCTGTAAATACTGGTACTAGGTTATGCAGTACACGAAAAAGAGAGGTAATGATCTATGGCCCTCTAGGTTGGCAGAACAGTGATCCAGCAAATCCTAAAAATTATTCCGGGGGTCTTGGTTTTGATACGCCTCTTTCTGATGGAGATTATATAAAAACTGAAAGTATTTACTTACCTAAGTTTAATTCAACCATGGGATTAGGAAGTTTATTAATGGGAGCCGGAGTATTTTGGAGAAACTATTCAAATCATTATATGAAATGGTATTATCCCGCAACATTAGCAGGAGGAATACCAGGATCAAATCCTGTTGCAGCACCTTATAGCTATTCAAATGGTATGTCGGCAAATGCATATTCACAAAATCCTCTTAATGATAGGATGCAAATTAGTTGGGGAGCTTGGATACCAGATGGGGGAAGGGTAGATGGAACTTCTGTACCTACAATGGGATATGATTTTGTAAATGTTACAAACCCTGGAAATCAGGATGATGCAACTACTTCAGGCCGGATGTGGCCTGCATGCCGTCCTCATAGTATAGGAGGTGAAGGCTTCTTATTAAATATAAAAGAAGATTATATGGGGGCTAAATATCTTATGGGAGCCTCTATCACTGATGGAACTTTTGAATATACTACTGTTCCATATAGAGCAACTATGAGTTATGAAAGATATATAACTCCATATGGAGGTAATACTTTTGCTTCTCGTTCTAATAATGAATATATGTCTACTGGACATTTTTTACCTATAGTATCATCAGGATTAACAGCTACCCCTTTACTAATACCTCTAGTACATGATATATGGGGAGGGGATACTACTACTCAGATGTATGACTTTACTATGCATGAAAAGAATTGGGGACAAACTGATTTTGATAATTATGATAGTTTAGATTCAGCTGGTTGGGATTCTTTACTTGGTGGTGATGCTAGTTATGGGTACCAAAGAAATATGGTATTTCCTGCAGAAGTACATCATAAAAATATTATGTGGAGAATGGGATACCATTTTTCAAATAAAGGAGCCGGGGGTGCAGTAGCTTATCCAAATAATGGTACAGGAATACATGATGAATTTAAACTGAATGCCGCATACGCTGCCCAGAATGATGTAAGATCTTATTTTGCTAAGCCTTTTAATATTTCATTAGGAGATGAGTTTGATACTAGAGTATACTATTCAGAGACTAAAATTAATGGAGAACCTGCAGATTCGTGGGCTACATTCTTAAATAATAATTATAAAGATGTAGAGGGTGTATATGGCCCTTTAAATAAATTATCAAGACTACATGATACAATGTACTTCTTCCAGGATGTTGGCTTCGGTTCTTTAGCTGTAAATCCTACAGCAGTTGTACAAGCTTCAGATGGTTCGGCCTTACAACTAGGTACTGTAAGTTCTGGAGCGGGAGCATTTATTCAGGACTATCAATATATATCTACACGTTACGGAGCAAAGCAGCAATGGGCAGTAACAAACAGTGATTCTAATATTTACTTTTTTGATATAAACCAAAGAAAAATGTTTAGATATGGGTCAGAGGGTACAGCACCTTTATCAGATATAACTGGTATGCATTCATATTTCTTAGGAAATTTAACAGGAGGAATTAGAGAATGGGATAACCCTGTTTTAAAACAAGGAGTTGCTTGTACATTTGATTCTCAAAATAATGAGGTACTATATACATTCCATGATAAGGGTTTTAATAAACCTTCTGAATTAGTTATAGTAAAATATGAGGTTGTGGGCTCTGCCCTAATAGGCGTCACGGTACGAGAAACAACTATAGGATGTAATTCATGTATGAGCAGGCCCTGCACAGAATATCCTTTAGGGGGTACAACTGTATTAGAATTTTGGCCTGTATTAGATAATATTCTAATAGAAAACTATGGTCCTTATAGAGGACTAATAGTAGGTAAAGTAGGATGTCCTAGCTTCCCTATTCCAGTTCCAAATCCAGACGGTTTGATGATAGGAGATCTAGTGATATGGATGACATCAGGTATGAATAGTAATCCTTTTGGTACTGATTTTACAACGCTCTTAACTCTAAATAATCCTCAAACATTAACTATGGCGTGCCCTATTAATGATAATTCATTTACGGTTGGGTATAATGAATTAATAGGAGGCTATACATCTTTTTATGATTTTCATCCTACAGTATATATTAATAGTGGGTCATATATTATTACTGGAAATACAGAGTCTGAGTGTGTAAACGGACTGGGTGAAGATTATCGTAATGATTTATACTTACATAATGCAGGAAGATATGGGGAGTTTTATAATAACATATACCAAAGTAGGGTAACTATAATTTCAAATGCTCAATCTCCTATAACTAAAGCTTTTGATAATATATCTTATCATATGGAAAGCCTCTGGTTAGAGGGTCCTCAAAAAGTAGTAGGAGGAAATGATGATATTCCAGTAGTTGGTAGGAATAATGTTGCTACTATTAATCCTATTGATATTAAAAATGATACTTTTGATACGATAAGATTTTATACTGATTATCAAATGTCAGATTACGTTACGCTGACTCCAGGACAAAATATAAGAAGAAAAGAAAGAGAATGGCAAATGACTATTCCAAGAAATGTAATGGATGAAAATCTGCAAGATGCAGATATATTCAATGCATATAACTATAATCCAAATAGATTATTTAAAGATAGAATGAGAGATAAGTATCTTTTTATTGACCTAGTTTATAATAATTTTGATTCAGATTTTGGAGATAGTAGAAATATAAAATTTATTCTGCAGTACTTTAAAACATTTTTTAGACATTCCTATAGATAAAATAGGATACTTAAGATATTTTTAATAGTTTTGTGGGTTTCATAATATACGCTAATGGCAAAGAAAAAGAAAAAAACAAGTAATTCATATTGGATGAAATTCGGAGGATCTAATTCTTCGAATCTTCCTGCGTATAGACGCTATGAGAATGGTGGGAGTGCAGGTAAAGATCAAACTTCAGATATAGTTAATGATCCAACATTCAAGACATGGTACGCAACTAATGCTAAGAGAGCGGATGTAGCGCAATCTTCTTCCA